AGTTCCCTGTACGTAGTAGGTAAGAGTTGTTCCACCATTGGTGATTACAACTGTACCAATTGCTGTTGTCTTTGTGTAGACATAAAATGTTGCTGTTGTTCCTGTACCAGTTGCAATAGTCAGAGATGCTGATCCTGATGTTGCTCCTACTGGTGCAGCGGTTGTGTGTAGTGCAGACACGATTGTTGCATTTGTTGCTACTACAGAAACTGATGTTCCTGTGTCAACTGTTGCTACGAACTTAAGTGCGTCAGCAGCATCGACTGTGTTGTCTGCAGGTACTGGCAATGCAGCAGGTGTAGCAATTGCAGAAGCGGTTGTGTTTGCCGTTCCGTCAAGTGTTACAGCGACTGTCATTACAGCAGCACTTGCAGGTGTTGCTACGAGTGTGCCCAAAGTCATGGCTGCAACCATGGCTAGTGCGATCTTCTTGAATGAATTCATTCGTTATTTCTCCTTGTTTATAGTAAGTTAAATCTATCCAAATAGTCTTTTACATCATCTGGCATAGGTTTTAATTGTATCACATTGTCCTTATCAAGGTCAAGTTGGCTCTTAGGTCTATCCCTAAAAGTGTGAATCTCAACTTCAGTGTTGTTATCTTTAGGTGTATGCGATATAGCACCAAAGACTGCCCCACACACAGCATCTGCTAAGTCCTTAGAAGATTTTCTGGGGTGGTCAACTCTATTATTTTTCATTATTTTTAGTTCTGTTAATTCCTCAAATAATAAATCTATTGCAGGCATGGCAAGTCTTTCTTCATACACAAGCATAGCCATGTCTTCATAATGCTTTTTAGCAACAGAAACAGTATCAGTTCTTATGCCTACCTGCTTCAACTCATTCTGAATATCAAAAGACTGCCAACGGTCAAAAGAAACAATTCCAATGTTAAAACCAATTCGTCTTAAGTTTTGAATCCATTGCTTGACCTCAGATAAGTTAACTGGTCCTTCTACCTTTGGCTCCCAATAGGCAACTGCATCCACTACAACTATTGGGGCTACTTGCTCATAGTTATTGATTACCTGAATGTTTACCCACTTATCCACATGTGCAATTGCTACGGCACACTTGTCATGCTTTTGTGCAAGGTCAGCATGCACGTAATAAACCTTGTCTGGATCTGGCTTAAAGGCCTCATCAAATCTTCTAAAGTTATCTATAGGATTTCTTAATGTCATGCAGGCTCTTACTTTTTCTACCTGCTTAAAAAAGGCATCAGTTGAGTGTGTGGGAACACATGCAAATCTTTGCATAGCATCACCAAGGTCTGTAAAAAATGAAACCTTGAAGTCATCTATCTTTCTCGTAGGGTTAACTACCCATGTTGGTCTCTTTAGTGCGAACACTCCTGGATACTTATATGAAATAATTGTATCTTCGTCCCATGAAATTTCAAGAGAGTTGCCCTCTGCATCTGCTGGAAGATCCTCATTCATGATAAAAGTATGTGTTTTTTCTATAACTTCTTTTTCTGCAATTACATCATCATACCTTTGTGAAATAAAGTCTCCAGGGTAACGTGGGAATGACAGTAGCGCAACCTTGCCTAGGTCTGGAAAACGAGAGTCTACAGAAGCACGGAATGCTCTATAGATATTATCTGCAGTTTTACCCTGTTCATTTCCTGTTCCAACTTCTTGTGCAAAACCAGAAATCTCATCGAGCACCGCAAGAAGAAGATTGAGTCCCTCATGGGATTCTCTTTCTGAGTGACCAGAGTAAACAGTTATAGAGTGATCAAACTCAATGCTTTCTGCCTTTGGATTATACTTTCCTGCAAACCATGGAGACTTCTCAATCTTTGTCTTAAAGCCTTTAAAGAAAACGTTCTTTGCCTGTTGAGCGTTAATAGCCACGTTAATAATATCAATAGCATCGCCAGATGGCTTTCCAAAGTATTTTGCTGGATCATTCAAACATAGTAGTTTATATACTATATATGCACATGCTACTGTAGATGTGAAGTCTTTTCCAGATCCCTTGCCAAGTTGCAGGATAACTTCATTTTTAGTATATTTTTTATAGTATCTAGTTCCTTCTTCTTGGCCAAGTAAATCTATCAGATCTTCAAGTCTATATATCTGGCTCATAGCCTCAACAATGTCATACTGAACTTGTGACAAAGGTGGTTGTCCTAAATATTCCTCGCCCTCAACAAACGTCTTTGCATCTACTGGAATCTCAGCAAAGTTATTGTTTTTGAGTACTTCAAGGAATTCATCAAACATCGTGTACTACCGTAATCACTTCATTCTCTTTTGATATGGAAGAAAGTCTACGCATAATCTCATCACGTACCTGTGGATATTCTGCTGCAATATCTCTTAGGATATTAATAAGAACTTCTTGTCGTTTTTCAATCTCTACCATCTCGTCTGCAAGTTCTTTGTTTTCAAGAAGTCCAGCCTTTTGCAACATATCAATACGCTTAGACTCGATATCCATTACAAGTTTAATCGCAGCAGTCTTTGCGCTAAGATTATTAGTCATAGATGCTTCATCAATAACTTCATATGATTTTGATATCAACTTGCTGTAGTGTGCATCTGCACCAGACAATGCCTCTTTAGCACGGGCACGGATTGCAGCATTATTAGATGCGCTTACTTTCCACTCGTCAATATAAGAAACAACTCTTTGACGTGGAATGGCTAAATCTTTTGAAATCTGTGTTGGATCGTTACCCTTTAGGTATTCCTCAACAACCTGATTAACTTGGTCTTGATGCTTAACTAAATCATCTTCAATTGACATGCTTGCCCTCTAGTCTATTAATCTCATCTTTGATATAGAAGATAGCCTTTTCAAGATCTTGAATAGTTTTAGATTCATCTTTAAGCCCTGCTCTCCAGAGGTACTTAAATGCATTACCAATATTAAAATTGCGATGACGAGTAATCTGAATACACTCAACACCAGATGGGTCAGAAGTATAGTGAGATGGATGATTTACCTGATCAACTGTAATCTTTAGATTATCACTCATCATCGTCCTCCCAATCAAATGTATCTGGTAAACCCTTTAAAGTATACAGGGCATAACTTATGCCAACAGAGCAAACAATAGTTGCTATTACTAATGCACGTTTAATCTTATTCATCGTCTTGACTTCCTTAGTCCAAATTTAGCAAGGTAAACATAGATTGTTTCTAGGCTTACTCCACACTCTTTTGCAATTTCTTCTGGAGACCTCTTGTCCATAAGATATCTCTTACGTAGCCAAATCTCACTTGTATATAGTTTAGCAGCCATAGTGTTATTTGTCAACTCCTATTGCTTTACCCCAGTTTTTAACAGCCCAATGACCAATACCGCAAGCATCTGCTACGTCGTTATCAGTAATAGCCTTATCATACTGAATATTGATAAAGTTAATTGTTCTCTGCTTTCGTAGTTCTCTTTCGTAACTCTTCAGCCAAGACTCAGACTTTCCAGGATTTTGAGACTTTATGTATAGTTTTTCATCCTTGGAAATTTTCTTATTACCAATAAAGTTTTGCCAGGTAATTGGGGCAACCTTGCCAATAGTTCTAATGCCTGATTGACCTGCTGCTCCCAATAAAGCGCCCTGAACTAATGCAAGATCTGCAGCAGTCTTAGGGCTATTCATGAAAACCGTATGTTCGATAACGATAGCATCTACATTTACAATATGCTCAAATAGCCCTTTAGACTTTCTGCCAGCATCGATAACCTTTTCGTAAATATCTTTTCCCTCAAATTTAATCTTTCCTACTTCCTTGATCTGTCCTCCATGGAATGTTGCATACGCAAGACTGTTGGTACTAGCATCTATAGCACATATTCTTTCTGGCGCTAATTCCAGTCCCCACTTATTCTTTACCATTAGCAAGCCCCTTTATATTTTTTAATACTTTTGCAACTTCTTTTGGATTTACCGAACAGTTCGTACACAATGGCTCATCGTTATAAATTGATAAATCTTTTGAGCAAGACTTACATTTTCTAACTTTGCCCTTACGCTTTTGTCTTCTTGTTATTAGATATCTAGCAGCAATTTTTTCTTTGGTTGCTGAGTCTCTGCATTCTGCAGAACAGTATATCTGATAACTTACATCTGTACTAAAGGCGTTATCACACCACTGACAGTTTTTCATCGATTGGCTCCAGAGGTTTTATTTTTATAGTTCCCTCTCCTGCAATATCGCATGCCTTCTTTACTGGACATGTCTTACATATCTTAGAGTTTGATCTATAATTCTTGCTTGGCAAAGTTCTATCTACCCATGCCTTGCGTGTCTCTCTCATCCAATCAAATGCTTGGTCCACCCACCGCACATAGTAATCATTTACTTCTACAGGAAGAATCAATAACTCGTGATTGTTTTTATTTTCATAAATAAATACTGCGTTCTTCTTCTTGAGAATCTTCATATAAATAAGCAACTGAATTAGGTGACCAGTCTTTGGCTTACCTGCTGCTTTTCTGTATTCAAATGCTTCGCTCATCATTGTCTTGATTTCTCCAAGCAATGGTTCGCCCTGCCAATTTAACATAACATCGCCATATCCAAAGATTGGTGGATCAACGTAAGTGATCTTAAACTCATCTTCAATCAATATCCCAGCATCACGCATAGCCTTCTGGATTCTTCCATGTGAAAGTGTTCCAGCAGTCATATTCGCTACTCCATAAGCATCTGAGTTGTCCTCAAAGTCTGCCCCGTCAAAAGCAATATACCAATACCTTGCACATTCTCCATGAGAGTAAGCAAGTGTAGATGGTGCAAATGTTTTCTTAGTTGTAAACTTGGTTCCTCTTGGAGCAGTATACCCATGCTCAATAGCCTTAATAAGTCCTTCAGGGTCTACTGGATGCACTTCTTTTGGTGCTTGTCTTATCATAACCTGCTGTAGTAAACTTTTTGTCATTGTTCATTCTCTTTTCTTGTAAGTATAAGTATAGCAGATTAGCGTATTATATATTTGAGTGCTGCGACAAGATTGTTAATTGACTCTGCTGCTGTATAGTAAATGTTTTTCTTGCCTCGATTTGATTTGTCAACATTGGCCATCCATGTAGCCTTAAACGCCATCTTGGCAGCAATAGCCTGCAGCCTAACAATTTCTGTTGAGACTACATTAAATGGGATGTCGGGCTTGACTATAGCCTTTGCAATAAATGTTAGTGCTGTAGTCAAGTCTTCATCATCCATAAACTCTGCAATTTCTGACAAACCATTGAGCATATCAACTGTTGAGTTGTTCTGTTCCATTTGCTCTACTTTCTATTTTGTAAAACTGCTTGATCTTTTTCTGCAAAATCTGATTGATATTTAGCAAACTGTGGATCTTTTAACCACTTTTCCATTCTCTTCTGTCTTTCCTCTGGAGAACGTGCAGGAAGATTAAGTTTTTCAAAATCTTCTCTTCTAGAAAAGTGCATAGTAAGAACCTCTGTGTTGTCTCCATCTTTAAACAATACTGGTTCTCTCCAGTGAGCCTGACCCGCTCCCCAAAAAATTAGCATATCTCCATACTCTAAGTTAAATGATTCATCCTCAATTACTACTGGCCAATCAATATTTTTATCTAGTTGATAATCAAGAGTTAGTTTTGAGTAGTAGTTGTCTGAGTCATAATGAACTGGCAACTTTGGGTTAGCCTCTGTATTATGCACACGGTTATAACTTAAATAACTATTGTGATACATAAAAACTTCTTCTCCAACCAACTCAGACGCAAACTTCTCAAGTTTTTCCTGAATATGTGGAGGGTACATTACCTCAATCTGCATGCGAGCCATTTGTGGTAAAACTAATGGCGCATAGAACTCATCTAGTGTTTTGTCATTCTTTTGACGCTCCACAATTGAGAGTATTATTGCCAGTTCTTCTTGTGTAAAGAAGTCCCTTATAACGTGCGGTGTGATTGTATTCTTCGGTGCGTATCCTGTATCCATATTACTATTATACCTCATCCTCTAAAAGTTGTTCCAAAATTGCTACCTCTATTACTGCTAGTCTTACTTTTGAATTTCCTTCTCCCAAAACAATAAATATTGCTGGGTCATTCTTGTTCTTCATTGCATCTGTAACTGCTTTAGCCCATATATCCTTGTTTATGGTTATACCCTTTGGATATTCTTTAAAGTCAACAGTAAAGTTATTCCATGTTGCATCCCCCTTGTGGGTATTGCGACCAGAATTCTTATGTTGCTTAGCCCCTATCCTCTTGCTCTCGCTTCTCTCGCTCATAATCTTTTTTCTCCTTAATAAGTTTAAGTTTACTCAAATGCTTACTTGAGCACATCCAAGAAACTTCTTTTGTGTCTGGATAAAGTCTCATAGTCTTTACTTCTAAACCACAAGACTGGCATACTAGTTTTCCCTGGTATATGGTGTATCTAGCCATTTACCTTGGCCTTAATTAGATCCTGTAGGTCAAGATCTTCCTTTACACGATTAACAAACGCCTCTCTACCCTGGACCTTTGAGCCGTCAGGTAGGATATACCAAGCACCAGTTCTTTCAACAATGCCCATCATTTCAGCAGTGTCCACCAAGTCACCAACGCTATCGATCCCGACATTATCGCCACGGAAATAAAAATCATACTCTCCAGATTGGAAGCCAGGAGATGTCTTAGAGAACTGTAGTTCCCAGCGAACCTTTCTACCAATCTTTTCCTCGATGAGTTTGTCTCCAACCGCAATCTTCCCCTTAATCGCTTGGTTATCGGACTCAGAGGAAAACAACTTAATAACAGTTGAGGAATAAAACTTAGTAGCCTGGCCACCAGTAGGCTGCTGGCTAGTATACATAGCGCTAATGTTATTACGAGACTGAGAAATGAGAACAAGCATAGTTGGCTTAACTTTATTGTTTGCATAGTTAAGCATCTTCCACGCATTGCTAAAGTCTCTAGATTCTGCGCCAATTTGCTTTGTGTTTTCAAGTTGCTTAAGTTCATCTGTATCCTTTTCAAAATATATTGCAGGAAGCAGTGATGTGATTGAGTCAACAACTATCATATCAACTCCAGCCTCAATCAACTGCACACCAACATCAACCATTTCATTAATTGTTCGTGCTTGTGAAACTATAAGTTTTGATGTGTCTACACCAAGGGCTGCTGCCCACTTTGTATCGTAAGACATCTCAGCATCGATCCAGGCACAAACCTTGCCCTCTTTTTGTGCAAGACCGATCATCTGCAAACATAGGGATGATTTTGCTGATGACTTGCTTCCCCATATCAAGACCTGGCGACCATATGGCAAACCTCCGTTAAGGGCACGATTTAGTCCATAACTTGGTGTTTCAGCATACTCTGTTGCTGGAACCACATCACCAATCATTACGCTCTTGCGTAACTTTGGATTTAAAGATGCTAAAACTTCTTCTACTGTAACTGACATTAAAATCTCACCCCATGCTTCTCTGGTCTAGTCTTATTAAAGTTTGTCTTCTCTTCTAGCGAGTGATCAAGTGATAGCCTTGTATAACCAGACTCAACAAGTCCAGCATACAAATCTAGTGTGCGAATAAGGATATCCGCTACTTCTTTGGTTATCTCTTCCTCACCTTTATCTTTTCTAATTGCTTCCATTACCTCCGTAACTTCAGAAACAATCATCATACACTGCTTGGCAATAAAGATGTCATCAACATCCTCAACTTCAGGCCAAAAGCCTTTTACTACTGCTGTCTTGTGTAACTCTATCGCTAGATCATCAAGCATTATTTACATCCTCCAATATAACTGTTCCATCTTTAGTCTTTCCTAAACTAAACTTATATACGTTACCCTCTTCAATTTTCATGTATGCCTTTGCAAATGAGGTTGGGAATACTGTGATTGAGTGTAACTCTCTACCAGAATCTGCAACAGTAAGAGAGGCCATCTTCTTTCCAGTCTTTGTAATTCTTGGCTTAAAGGAAACAACAAACATATCATCATCCTTATAGGGCAACATCTTATAATTTAAAAACTTAATCAATGCGCTGTCAGATCCCTTTATTTGATCGACAGGCACAGCAGAAAGAATCCTATTATCATTAGCAAGAACGATATACGATACGCCTGCTTCAATAGTCGTGTTTTCTTCATCAAATATTCCTACGCTTCCTGTTTTATCTAGTAGTTCTACTCTTGACCATCCCTTTGCTCTTTTAATGCTCTTAATCATACCCATAAGGATAAAAGAACCCTTCTCCTCATAATCTTCTGCCTCTGTTATAAAAGCATGATAATGAGATGGAACTGTTAGATTAAATTCTGGTAGGTTTAAATATTCATACAGATTCTCTTTAATCTCTTGATCATTTCTAGGGTTATCATTAAATGTTGCTGCACCAATGACTCTTAGCGCTTGCAGTGCACGACTATTTACTCCATTACCCTTGGTAAATGTAAACTCTTCAAGTTCTTTATACGAACTGAATGGTCGTGCAGATATGTATCTCTCGCCAATCTTGTCAGATATGAACTTGATAGCACTGAGTCCAAACCGAATACCCTTACCCTCAATCTTAAAATCGATATCCGAATCGTTAATGTGAGGTAACTTAATGCTAATGCCCATTCTTTTTGCCTCAATAAGGTACTCAGTTCTTGCATCTTTATCCTTTTCGTTCTTTAGTAGTGAATACATAAACTCTAGTGGATAGTGGTACTTAAGCCATGCTGTCCAATAAGATAGTGTTGAGTATGCTACTGCGTGTGACTTGTTAAATGAGTACCCTGCGTGAGCCTCAAAGTCATGCCATAAGTCACGAGCAAGGTTAGGTGAGATAAACTTAGATGCACCGTCTACGAATTTTTCTTTAAACTGATCAAACTCTTTAGCATCTTTTTTCTTTCCAATGATCTTTCTAACTTTGTCTGCTTCCGACATGGACATACCGCCAAGCGATACGCATGCTTGCATAACCTGTTCCTGGTAAAGAATACAACCATATGTTTCCTCCGTAAACTCTTTAAGTACCTGGTGAGTATATCCAATATTTTGACGACCATGCTTACGTTCAATATAGTCTTTTCCAATTGTGTTCATAGCACCAGGACGAACAAGAGCATTTGATGCTGCAAGTTCTGCTAAGTTCTTTACACCCATCTTAACAAGAAGGTTTGTGTATGGAGTTGCTTCACACTGGAAAACGCCCTTAGTATAACCATCAGATAGCATCTGATACACATTGGCATCGTTCATATCTATCTTTAATAGGTCGATTGACTTACCCTCTCGCTCTTCAATGATATTAAGAGTATCCTTTAGTACTGATAATGTTTTTAGCCCAAGTGCGTCAATCTTGATGAGGCCAATCTTTTCAGCCTCTTCCATGTCAACTGCCACAACAGGTATGCGCTCATCGCTACCAGTAGAAGAACGTGTCTCCATTGGTGCGTACCTAAAAATAGGATCTTTACTAGTGACAACGCCAGCAGCGTGAATGCCAGTACCTCTAATGCGACCACGAAGTTGTTCGCCATATATTTCTACCTCTGGATATTTCTCACGGAACTCCCGTGTTGATTTTGATGTACAGAAGTCTTCCCAAGTATCAACCATCTTTAATACTTTGTTTACATCTGTCAACGGTATATTGAGTACTCGTGCAACATCTCGTACAACACCCTTGTCCTTAAATGAAAGGAATGTAGCAATAGATGCAACATGTCGATACTGTCTAACTAGATAATCTTTAACTTCTTCACGACGTGAATCTTGAATATCTGTATCAATATCTGGGAAGTCGTTACGTTCTGGATTAATAAAGCGGAAAAACAGAAGTCCGTGCTTAATTGGATCAATATCTGTGATGCCAAGTGAATAGCATAGCAATGAGCCAGCAGCAGAACCACGTCCTGGACCAACCATGATCCCCTCTTTCTTTGCCCAAGAAATCATGTTTCTTACAACCAGAAAATATGGACCAAACTTCTTATCTTTAATAACTTTTAGTTCTTCATCAAGTCTATCTAGGTATTCCTGATTATCTACAATCCCTCTTTCAATAAGACCAGCAAGGGCTAACTCTTTTAGTTCTTTATCTGGATTCTTATATTGTGCTGGAAGAAGATCTAGTCCTTCTTGAATTCCATAGTCTGTTACCTTATTAGCAATCTCTAATGTATTCTCATAGATATCTGGACGATCAATGCCCTGTGCTTCCATTGCTGACTTCATCTCTTCATATGAAAGTAAATGAATGTCAAACTTATTAAATGTAATTTGTCTGTCTTCACCATACAAGTAGTCAAGGCGCTTCATCATGTTAGGCTGCTTCTTAGACTTTTCAAATGTATGCTCTTTGTCAATCTTGACATGTGTATTGAGAAGGAGTTTAAACTCTTGAATTTCTTTTTGGTCTGTGTGGCTATGGTGGCAGTCAGGTGTTACTACAACCTTGACTCCATACTCATCAGCCAAAGCAATAAGTTGCTTATTGATTTCTGCTTCATTGTGTGGCATAACTTCTACATAGTAATCGTCATTGAATACACGCTTAAACCACTCAATGTATTTCTTTGCTACGGCAAACTCATTATTTTCAAGTGCCTTAACTAGTACGCTACTTGGACAAGCAGAGGTAACAATTATGCCCTCTGAGTACTTTTCAAGAATCTCAAAATCAAAACGTGGCTTCTTGAAGTATCCCTCTGTCCAAGATATCTCGCTAATCTTGTTTAGGTTTTCTAATCCAATTTGGTTCTTGGCGAGAAGAACTATATGGTTGTAGACTAGATCTAGATCTCCGTCTCTTTCAGACTTATCTCTAGTGTCGAATCTATCTTGACACATATAGCCTTCTACGCCAAGTATAGGCTTAATACCCTTCGCTTTTGCAATACGGTGCAGTTCCCTATGCCCAGATAAAGTACCGTGGTCAGTGATGGCAATTGCTGGCATCCCTAACTCAACTGCACGGTCAACGTATTCTTCTGGAGTAGCGATTCCGTCAAAGAGGGAATAGTGGGTATGTACGTGTAAGCCTACGTAATTCATCTATTACCAGTCGATGTTTGTGCTAGTAACAGAAGGTGTGTCAAATCCAAAGTAGAATGCTTCCTGCTCTGGATATGGAACCTCACGGACAACCTTTTCTAGGTTGAAGAATTCAAAGCCTTCCCAATTGAATGGCTCTGAGTCTGGCTTTGATGGTAGAAGTGTATAGTTGGTTTCAGTTCCCTGACCATTACGCTTTAACTTCCACTCAAGATTTGAGATGCTTCCTGTATCAAGAGCATACTCACGGATATTGTTGAATGCTGACTGCTTGCTGATTCCTTGTGACCAAACAGCAATGTATGGATCTTCCAATCCGTCATTCATTAGAACGTTGCAGTAGAAGCGCAAACGTGCTCTCCATCCTGACTTTGGTTCCTTCTTTGCCATTTCGCAACCGAAACATTG